TCGATTCTCATCTATTAAAGACATCATCACCATGGTATCGACAATGTTTCCATTAATTTTTATTCCATAACTTTTTAACCAACACACATCATACATTGCATTATGAAATATTTTTGTATTATCTGCTTTACATACATCGGTAATCCACTTTAGAACTTTTTTTCTGTCTAAATTACCTTCGCGATGACCTATTGGATAGTAACCTGACCAACCTTCTACAGCGACAGCAAAACCAATAATCTCTCCGTGACCTATAACTGAACCTGACCCTCTGCTTTTTAGATTTGGATCTTTAGTTTCTAAATCAATGGCTACATATGGATATTTAGATAAGTCCGGAAAAGTTTCTGGACAAACCCATTCAGTCTGAGCTTGGAACATCGTTTCTTTTTTTCAGTCTTTCAATTTCTAATTCACAATAATGAATTATTTTTTCTAAATCTTGCACGCCATTCTTTTTTTGATAACGCACAACATATTTTATTACATTACCTTGAAAGAAACTCAAGTCATTACCCATGATAAAATGATAAGGTTGAATTTTCATTTTATAATGTTCACCTCCTATCTGATTCATAGATGGAAAGACTCGATCAAAGTCATTTTTACTTGTCATATATCTTCTCCTATATAGTATTGATATTCTGAACCTTGGTTCATAATATACAGTTTGTTTTTAGCTCTTGTGATTCCCACAAAGAACAACCTGTGTTCTGTGTCTTTATTTACTAGAGCCGCATCGTAAATAATTTTTTCTAAATCGGTAAATAAAATAACATTTTCACATTCTTCACCTTTAACGGAATGTATCGTAGAAACTTTAATTCTTGCTGGCTTAGTTAGATCCTCGCCGCTCGCTACGAGATCCTGAATATATTGTTTCTGTGGTTCGTCCATCTTCAGCACGGTCCAATCACCCGAAACTTTAAGTCCATGATTCATTTTTAATTCATCTAAATCTACAGAATCAATGTTGTCAAAATTTTCACCTTTAAAATTATGTTTAACTTCTGCTTTCGTTAAATGTTCGTAAAGTATTGCAGCTTCTTCTCCAGATACGCTCGCACCTTTATTTAATCGGTCCCAAACATTAATCGCTTCTAATAATTCAGAAGGCAATAAGTCATTGAATTTACAGTCAAATCTGTAACCCAAAGCATGTAAATGATCAACAATAGGTTTCATCTGGTCATTTGTTCTTGTTAAAATCATCCATTGACCTGTGCTAAAATCAATATCGGTAATATCTAAATAGTCGATAACCTCGCCTTCGGCATCTCTTGGAGTCCATTGCTTTTGCATTCGTTCTTCCATGTTCATTAATACAGACACAGCAACTTGGTGAATTGCACGTGGTACACGGCGTGATGCAACTTGTGCATCAATTTTACCTTTTAAATTTATAAACTCACTAGGATCTGCACCTTGAAAAGTATAGATGGCTTGATCGTCATCCCCTGCAATGTAAGATCGTTTACACTGTTCTTCAATGTAATAGAACATTTTCCATTGCAAGGGATTTAGATCTTGTGCTTCATCAAGAAAAATTGCATCGAGGGACGGACACAACTTTTTCTCAATAAACTTGGTTAACATATCTGAAAACTCAAACATGTTATAATAATCTTTATAATCAGTTAAATCTTGTTCAATTTGATATAATAAATCATCATCAATTCTTGTATCGAGTTCTAGTTCATATACCGCATCCATTAGGTTAATTTGTTTTGCGCGTGAATATTCTATCGCTTTCATATATGGATTTTTATATTCTCGATATCCGGTTTCAGATTCATAATTTTCAAAAGACATATCATTACAAACCAAAGAAAAATTTTTAAATGCATTCCAGTTTTTACCTTGTAAGAGTTGTGTGTTGGTATCAATCCCAAGTTCTCTCTTTCCCATCGCATGCATAGTTGAAATATATTCAAATTTAAATTGTGGGTATGCGTCGGATATTCTTTTTTGTGCTTCTTTGGCTGCAGCATTACTAAATGAAATATAAGCAATCTTGTTTGGATCTGTTTTAAGATCAAGCAATTCATATTTTAAATGTTTATGAATTAAGGTGTGAGTTTTTCCCGTGCCAGGTGGTCCTGGAATAATAATTCTCATTTCTCAAATTCAGCTTTTTTCTTTTCGTTTTTTCTAACAATAGTTTGATTTAGAGTAAGTCCTTCAATCTGCCAAACCTTCTCACTTTTTTCATTTATCTTTTTAGTCACTTGTTTTGCTTCAAATAAATTTTGCATCAAACGAATTGTTTTATTGTAGTTGTAAGTTTTATCTTGCCACAATCTTGTACCTAATAAATGTTTCCAAAAATGTTTAAACTTAAACCAGCTATGGCCGTTTTCTGAGAATGCTCTACGTTTTAAAATATCATCTATAGATTTTCCATTACGACTTAGATATTCTATTAATGTATTTTGTAGTACAACATCAATTCTCATATCATCCGGAGCTTTTAATGGTTCATCCATTTCTGCTAGAAGTTTATTTAATCTCTTCTTCCACATCATTTTATTTGTAGATAATAATGTTTTATTAATGGACATCATTGCTAGTTTAGAGAATTTATCCGGATCATGTAATGTATCAGGATCACATTCTATGGTCTCACCATCTGCAGTTACAAAGTAAACTGGTGGATCTGAATCTAACATTCTAATTCCTGTGATGTCTATATCCGGCGCACCTGACTTACCAAACTTTCTAGTAAAACATAATTTGTCTTGACAAAAATCACAGATCGGTTGGTCCTTACATTTGTAATCATAATCTTTTTTCTGTAATGATTTTGCAACTAAAATAACTTCTTGAGCTTTTAAAGGTGGATTAATATATTTTTCTTTATTATACTCTTCTAATTTATTTTCCCATTCTGCAGGAAATGCTTTCTTAAGATAAACTCCAATATTATATAAACCATTGTTTCGTCCACCTTCTTGTATACCACCTTGTTTAGTTAAAGTTTGTAAACATGGAGGACCGTCTGGAAAATCTGTTTCTTCTTTTGTATTTTTATTTAAATGCAATCCTTGTAATCTTGCTTTTGAAAGTGCAACTTTGTCATAGTGATTACAAAAATTTTCCATAGTCATTGGTTCACCATTATCATCAAATGCATATCGACTTGATTGGTTACCATTGTGATATGGCATGTTTAAAAAACTACCAACGTCTCCTCGCTCTGCCTTGATTGTATTTTGTTTCGGAAATATTTCTACACCTGCATGACCAATAATCGATGCCATCGCAATGAGTTTATTTCTCATCAGTATCGCAGGAACAAATTCTTTTACAAAACAAAAAACATGTGCGCCTCCAGATTTTGATCTAAATACAATTAGTGGAAGTCCTGCTTCTTTTATTTTTTTAATTAAATCTTTGTGATTAAAAGGATAGGTGTCAATATCAATGCATCCCCATTTACATTCATTATCTTCATTAATTGGTACAATCCCCAATGCAGGTTCGACCCCTTCAACGTGTTGTTTCCAAAGTAAATCTGTAACAGGTTTTTTAATGGTGTAAGACTTAACTTCATTTTTACCATCTCCTCTTATTTCATTTGTTATTCTAGTTTGGCCGTAGGCATTTTCTAGACCTTCAAATATATCTTGCAATCTTTCTATCATAATCCCTCTCTGTATAAATTAGGCGGCACATGTGTACCGCCTAATTGTGGCAACTATTTGTTAGATTTATCTAAGCTTGTATGAAAGTCTTTTGCTCTTGCATACAATGCTGCATCCTCAACAGGTCCTGCTAATGACACATTGAAACCATACCATTGATTACCTTTACCACTGTTTAAAACAGAAGTAAGTTTGTAAGCAAATGCAAATGAAGCAGGCGTAAACACACCCTCTTTATCTGTCATGGTTTGAGACATCTGAAGAGATAACCATTTTCTAGCTATTTTACCTTGAGACGAACTCATTGAAATCAATGCTGTTTCAGCGGATCCATCTTCCCCTAAAATCAACACGTAGTTTTGATGCACAGTCAAAATATAATTACCGTTAGGCAATCTATCTTTACCACCATCTTTTGTAGTTTTAGATAGTATATCAGAATCATCAGAATAAATTTGTTCTGGTCTACCTGAACCTGTACCAAATTCTGCCCATTCTTGATACTCCATCTTATGATAACAAGGAATTGCAATAATTCCTGCATCACCATCATACAGTTTTTTAGTCACTGTATTTAAGAACATACCTGGTTCTGCACCTTCAACATAATTTTGATTACGTTTCTGTGCTTCTCCAGATCCATTCTGTAGTAGTTTTAAGATAGGTAAAGCAAGTTGCTCTTGTCTTACATTCTCAAAACCTTTTTCAGAGTCTTCTCTAAATAAAATAGCAGAAGGCGTCTGAGTTTTTTTTGCTTGTACTTGTGTACTCATAGTTTAGCTCCTTTTTATATTTGTACGGTTACCTACGTAAGTTTTGAAATAGTCAGAAGGCATCTCGATTCCAGACTCGTGACACTCCCTGACTATTCCTTTCAAGGTCTGAGGATGTACTCCCACTTTCTGGACAGGTTCGAATCCTTGACCTTTCGCAAGGGTAGCATAAGCCATTGCCTTGTTGTCCTCGCCCGTGCCGAAGGTAACGGTGATATCATTTTTAATAACATCACCTCGACCGTTTTGACGAAGCCAGTTAAAAGCTTCTTCCTGTTTTTCAGGAAGAATAGATGCGCTATAAAAGTTTCCAACTTCTACAGACTCACCATCTTTCAGCTTTAATTTCTTAATATTCATTTGTTCCATCATGGATGGGATTTCAAATTGAGATATAATTTTTTCTTTTTCTTTTAGTTTCTTGATGCTCGCTTCTGCGTTCGCGATTTCATCTTGAAGATCCTTTAACTCTTGCACTTTGGTTGCTAAATCTTGAGGATTAGCAACTGCTTTCAAAGAGTCCTGCTTATCATCTCTAAAATTTATTGATTCAGCCATTCGACATCTCCTTGTTTTTTAAGTTCAGATAATTTTTCATGAGCTTTAACTCTTACGGCTTTATTTATTTCTTTTCGGTCTCGACAAAATTGTCTTACTGCACCAACCATATAAGCTTGTCCACCTCCCAATTTTTTAACTGCATCAAGATGAGACCAAAGCTGCATAATAAAACGATCTACTGCTTTTGTTTGTGCTATATTTTGAAAAATTTTAGATTTAATACGTCTTAAATCAGGTTCTTTATCAAAATTAAATAAGATTCCTTGTTTATCATCAAGGAATTTTTCTACTGCGTTTTTGACATTATGTGTCATGTTTAACTCCTTTGTTTATCTTTCTCTTTCTAATATAATCCCTTAAAATAAGATTGTCAAGAGTCGTCTGACATTTTTTGATATAAATCAATATCAATTGGATAGTACCTTCTTTCTTGTTTGTCCCACTTTAATAATTTATATTTTCCATTGGTAATATCAGATACAATTGAACATGCAACTCCAATAATTGCAGGGTCNCCTGTGAGTAAAAGATAATCTTCTGATGTATAATCTTTTAATGCTTTTCTTAATTTAAATACAAGAGGTCCTGCACTCAATATAATTTGTGCATTCTCAGGTAGTAAAACTTTTAATTCACCAAACTCAGTTGCGCCAATAATGTTTATTTTAGGACGACCTTCTCTGGTACCAGGGATGTCCTGGATGACATAAACTTTATTTCTATTCATAATATTGACTCCAGCGTTAGCTGTTATCGCGGTTAACGATTTTATAAACTTTCGCCTTTCCATTGACATTTAATATACTATTTAATATATAGTGTAAATAGAAAGTAAAAATTATTATGCATTACAAGTTTAAAACGAAGCCATTCGAGCATCAACTCAAAGCATTAGAAATGTCTTGGGACAAAAAAGTTTTCGCGTACTTCATGGAAATGGGTACCGGTAAATCTAAGGTTCTTATTGATAATATCTCTATGCTTTACGACAAAGGTAAGATTAATGGGGCCTTGATTATAGCACCTAAAGGTGTCTATAAAAACTGGGTTTCGTCAGAGATACCGAATCACATGGGTGATTACATTGAAAAAACGGTGGTCATGTGGGAAGCTTCTGGCGGAAAAAAGAAAGAATTAGAATACAAAAAACTGTTTGAGTCAACAGATAATTTACATATTTTAGTGATGAATGTTGAAGCTTTTTCTACAAAAAAAGGTAAAATGTTTGCCTGGAAATTTTTAAATTGTCATCAAGCGATCATGGCTATTGATGAATCTACATCTATCAAAAATCCTGGTGCGAACAGAACTAAAAATATTATTGAGTTAGGTCAAGACGTTAAGTACAAAAGAATACTTACAGGATCACCTGTTACTAAATCACCTTTAGATTTATTTACTCAATGTTATTTTCTAGATCCTTGGTTATTAGAACAACAATCTTATTATGCATTTAGAGTTCGTTATGCAAAGATGCGATCTATCAATGTATCAGGACGTCAAGTTCAAATTGTAGTTGGTTACAGAAACCTACCTGAGTTATCGAATAGAATAAAAAATTTTTCTTATCGTGTTTTAAAAGATGATTGTTTAGATTTACCCAAAAAAACTTTTATGAAACGTATTATTGAATTATCTGACGAACAGAAAAAATTATACAAAGATATGAAAGAAAAAGCTTTGGCAGTTCTTAATGGTAAAATGGTCACCAGCATGACGGTTATTACTCAAATGATGAGACTCCATCAAATTACGTGTGGTCATTTTAAATCAGATGACGGTGAAGTACAAAAAGTAAAATCAAAAAGATTAGATGAACTTATGGATGTTCTTGAAGAAGTTGAAGGTAAAGCGATTATTTGGGCTCACTACAGGCATGATATTGAGATTATATTAGAGGAGGTAAAAAAGAAATATGGAGACAACAGTATTGTTACTTATTATGGTGATACTTCTAGTGAAGATCGTCAGAAAGCTATTGCAGCCATCCAAGACCAAGAAGGACCTACAAGATTTTTAGTGGGTACACCACAAACAGGTGGTTATGGTATTACACTTACAGGTGCTTCAACAATGATTTATTATTCTAATGGTTATGATTTAGAAAAACGTCAACAATCAGAAGCAAGAATTGATCGTATTGGTCAAGAAAAACCAATGACTTATATTGATATCATCGCGGAAGACACCATTGATGAAAAAATCGTTGATGCCCTCCGCAAGAAAGTTAACATCGCCACAGAAATTATGGGCGAAGAATTAAAAGATTGGATTTAATTATTTAATATTGATGTCAACGCCTTCAATATCTTTAGGCTCTTTTACACCAAACTTAACTGTTAACACTCCATCTTCCATTTCAGCTTCGTTAACAACTACATCTTCATGCAATGCAAATTGCTTAAAGAATTTTCTAGCTGCTAATCCTTTTTGGACGTATTCTTTTTCTTTATCGTCCACTTCACCTGATACAGTTAACACGCCACCTTTGTATTGAACTTTAACATTCTTCTTATTGAATCCTGCTAGTCCTAACTCGATTCCGTATTCGCTGTTTCCATATTTTACCACATTGTAAAATGGAAAGGATTGAGCTTTTGCTAAGTTATCAAACATTGTTCTGAATGATGATCCAAATATATCATCTGAATGATTCCAGAAATCTTTGTTGAACTTATTAATTAAGTCTAAACCTGTCATATTATACTCCTTTGTTAAGCAAGTTTAATAGGCCAACAAAATGTTGCACCTGCGTAATATATGGGGGGTACTGAGGGTTATGTCAACCCTGTTTCGTTAAAAATTGAAGCTCTCAGGAAGGATTTATTGGAGCACAATTGCTAAAATTGCGCCTAAAAGACCCGCCAGCAGTATATATAACAGTTTATCAACTTTGCTTGTAAGTGCAGATAAATCATCATGCATATGTTCCTGACCACGTTTTAGACCTGTAACGTGTCCATACAATGCAATCAAAT